AGGAGATGCATCAAATGTCTATCTCTTGGATAAAACCGACAGAAGTAATCCCTAGCATACTGGCGGATTGGCTCAACAAGGTGCGCATCATAGCGCGAGTGGTCTAAGAGAACGTAAGCATTATCACAAAACCTAGACATACGAATCAGTCGGGAAGCTTTCTGCCATGGGGTCATGCCCTTTGCAAAAGGGCGATCACCTCTACTCTTCTTATACAGAACAGCTTTCTCAACGGGCTTGAGATATCTGGCGAGGGAATAGCAAAACTCATCATAACGATGCTGAATAAGACGGGGTGCTTTTGTGAACAAGTCCTCACCATCAGCATCGAATTTCTCCCACTTAATAAAAGAGCTAATTTTAGCATAATGATCACTCCAGCCATACCGATCAAGGTTAGCAAAAGCATTCCTAATACGGTTTCTACGACTCTGGGGTGCCAATGCAATTGTCATTTCACGTGACATCTTGCTCAATTGTGTTGGGGGATAATCTTGCAATAAAATATCAAAAGCACGTGCCCAGATAGACCCGGACAAAGTGGTGAATGGGGGCACAGACTGAATATGCCGCTCGTTCAATGATACAATTTCATTGCGAATGCAGCCGTGGTATCCTCCACAGGCATAATTACCAACACACAGTGGGAGAGGTAAGAGTTGCCTCATCCTATGCTTATGAACACAACCAATAGGTGGTATATTCAAGATCTTAGCATGAGATCCGATCGCCTTCAAAAGAGGGCGATCGCAACAATAAACAACTGGCGCGCGCCAAATAAAACGTCAGATCGTTGTAGGCACTATCTGGTCAGCCCTCTTCAATCTACACATTTCTGCGTAGTCCACTAAGCCGACCCAATCAGGCAAACCTCGGCCAACCCACTTAAGGAAGCGCTCGTACCAATTTGCATTGGGAGCGACACGACCGAGATAAATCTGATTCATGCGTTTTATACCAATTTCCCCCTGGCGACGCATAAATAGCTCAAAAGCAAGATCTACGTGGGACCCATTCAATGCGAAAAGTGCTGAGGCGAGCTCAATATGCCAATCGGCCTCTGTAGAAGAAGGACGATTCTTGGTCCGCCAACCATCCGCTTTGCGCATGATAAACTCATTGAGTTCTAGGGTTCGTGGTCTCAATGAGAGCTGCGTACTCAAATACCAATAAAGCTCCCTGTCCCTAGGAGGCTTTGTCGCAGCTGCGGTAATGTGATCGTGTTCATAACGTTGCCCCTCCACCCCCATACGGGGGGG